GCGTAGATCAACGACTCTCCCTTGTCTGGGCTGCGGCCGATCAGCACCTTGGTCTCTTCCTTGTCACGCGCCTTGATCCCACGTGTCGTGATCTCCCACTTCATCGCGGTCAGGTCAGCGAGCAACTCAGGGTCGTCGGGGATAGCAATGTCCTCGCCGCTGGCTGGGTCCAACGCCTCACGCAGCCTCCAATGCCACTCCGCACGCCGGTTGTAGAATCCGAGGTTGCCCGCCTTACTGCGTGTGGTTGTTGCCTCCGCCCCATTCATTGCGACGATGCTCATCCCTTGCATTTCACCAATGTCATAAGGGGAGCTTCCAACCCCGATAACGTCGATGCAAACTCGCGTATCCTCGTTGCAAAGAGGCATACATCTGGCAATGACGTCTGCCCCCGTTTTGGTCTCATATCCAGGGTACAGCTTTTGTTCGCAGAAGTAATTGTCACGCCTTGGAGTCAGGACCGTCCTGTCCTTGCCTCCACGCGCCACGTCAACGCCGAGCTGGCCAACTGGAATATGCACTGGCTCCTCGCGCTCGCGCCAACGTATTTGGGCGTCCCGCACCCACTTCGTGGGGAAGATCTGCCAAGGGTCTTCCTCCATGCCGCTGCGGAAGTCACCATACAGCATCTTGCTGCGGAGCGGTTCGGGCAATGCCTGGAGGGTGGAGATGTATCCAGACGCAACGAGGATTGGGTTGTCGTAGATGCTTGCAAAGATGAACGTGCGGCTGCGAGGGTGGAGCACCTCGACCTGCCCGTTGTGTTCGTTGATCCTCTCAATCGGGTCGCCGCTCGCAACCTCAACGTCCTTGCCGTCGATGGTCGTGAACCACCGCAGCTCACCTTGCTTGGCTGGGTTGGGATGCGTGTCGTCGAGCCACGGCGCGAAGTACCGAATGACCCACTCGCCTTCCTTGCTGGTTGGCGGATTCATCGTCGCAATGACGCGGCAGCGCTGGCCTGGAATTGACGTGCGGTTCCAACCGGTCACGAAGCGGAATTGATATTCCGTGAACTCCGTCAGCTCGTCGAAGCCGTAGAAGTCGTGCGGTTGGCCTTGCCACGCCATGACGTCCTTCTCGTACTGGAGGGAGCCGAAACGCAGCTGCGCACCCTTGCGCTCGGGGAAGCGCCACCGATACAAGGATTCGTTGTAGCTGTCCAGCGACGCAGCGTTGCGCTCAGGATTGTAGATCTGGCGACTGCGGTCAATGATGCCGCGCAACGAAGGGAACACGCGACGGAAGATCACGCTGCGGTGGTGGCTCCATCCGGCGACGCCGAGCAACAAGTCACTCTTGCCTCCGCCTGCCGCGCCTCCATACCCGAGCACATCCGCCTCCGACTCCTGCGCCATGCGCTGCGGGTGCGGTCCCCGCTCTGTGTCCTCGAATGGTTTCCAGCGGTGCTCCAGCTCCTTCAGCGCTGCGTCAATATCGTGCATCGACACGGAGCGCACGAGGCTGAGCACGTCAGCCTTCACTTGCTGCTCCTTCAATCTTCTCCTTGATCGCCTTGAGTGCTGTCAGCTCCTCTTTGGAGAGGTTGAGAGACTTGATGTCCACGGTGGACTGCGTCTGTATCGGCGGCAGGTCTTCCGCGCCTCCAACCTGGAACTTCTCGCCGTACTTCTTCGGCTTGAGCTTGCCGAGCAACCATTTGCGCGTGTCAATACGGAGTCTGGAGCGGTTGGCGTTCTCGCCGTTGATGGCGTACCCAAGAGATTGACCCTTGGCGTCCATCTTCTCCATGTAGTCGTTGCGACCGTCGTCTGCGATCTCCAACAACTCCTCAGCCATGTACTCAGCCTGCGCTGCTTTGGCCGTCGCGTATCTCTCTGCGAGCGCGACATCCTCGACAAGCCACTCGGCAATCGTAACGTACCCTGGAAGTGTGTTTCCGTCGTGTCCCGCCTTGAGAATTGTGCCTATCCCCAACGTGCAGCATGCAATCTTGGCGCAGACAATATCCATCACCTTGTCTTTGTTCCACGACTGCCCATTGATCTTGTACGGGTGGAGAGGCTTCTTTGCAGCGGCAAGAACGCTCTTGGCGGCCTTCTTTGGCGCTGACTTGGCGGCAGGAGTCTTCTGTGCAGGCACGTTCAACACCCTGTAAATTGAATGCGGCGGATCGTACCTGCTCTCGCGTCGTCCGCGAGGCTATCCCGCAGTAATATCACGTTTCGCTATATGGTGGTTTTCAATACATTTGGCCCTCCTTTGAAATGTCATCCTCGCCAGCGTCTATGGCGCAACCTGCTCTACAACCACGCAGAGTTTCGAAACTAGCAGAAAATAGCGAAACCAAACAACTGTTGGCGGAGCCAACGGCGCAGCACTCAGTTTCTCTATTTCTCTTTCTTTTCTATAAACTATAGGAAGAGGAGTAATACATATCTACACAGGTAGGTATATATAGATGTAGGTAATTAGAGAGTTATTTGATATAGCAGAGATGGGAGAGCCCGAAACTAACGAAATGCGAAACTAGGTTTTTCGTGGGTGTTCAACAAGTTGTATTAGCACCCTCGAAACCCACCCTCTACAAACTTGCCTTGTCGAAATTACCGATATATCCTAGTCGCTCCCACCTATTTTACCAAAAGGAGCGTGTTGTGAGCAAGCCTTCAGTGCAAGTTGTAAAATCCTTCCTAGCTGAGTCTCCGCCCAAAGTCACTTTGGTCTTGTCCAAAGGTCTCAGAATCACGTTTGGAAGATTCATCCCCGCGAAGGGAGGACGCGTCTCCAGAGGTCGAATGATCAGCATCTCCGGCCTGGAATTTGACGGTGAGGAGTTGACGTGGGACGAAGCGCGTGGATGGAGCGATTCCAAGGCACTCAGCACCTTGCTGGAAGAGGCGCGGACCCTGTACAACGCTGATGTGGAATCCAAGACCCCTCCGCCGGAGCCCAAGCGTCCAGTCGGCAGGCCAGCGAATCCAGACAAGGCCAAGCGCGGTCTAGGCCGACCAGTGCTCGTCACGGAGCGTGACTGGGAAGAGAGTGAATTCGCTCGCGAAGGAGGGTGGAAGAGTTCAGGAGACGCCGTCAAAGACTACCTGGAAAAACCAGGTGCGGTGAATAAGTGGCGAGAAGAACGAATCGCCGCAGGCACGCATCCATTTTACAAGGACGGCATCAAGACCGGCGCAACGAAGGCCGCAATCTAATATTCCCGTGTCAATAGAGTGGGATATAGTTCAAAACGAATCCTAATTATAATGCTGAGCGGTGCTGTAGCTTGGGGGCTGTTTGCGGGGTAACTCGCGAACCTTTGTGGTCACGCCACGAAGTCAGAAGTTGAATAGCTCCCAGCTTCTTCCCCTCGCAACAGCACCACCACACTCAGGGGGCTAACCGATGAGATTGCAATGTTAACGCTTGCCGCCGTCCAATCTGCGATGGTGAGCAAGCTGGCGGGATCCGCATTGACGGACGCAGACGCCAGGAAGATGAAGCTGAAGGCCACGACCGCCAAGGACTCAGTCGCCTTAAAGCTGCCTGCCGTCGCCGCAGGGTTTGTAATCCCATACTTCACACCGGAGGGCAAGGTCTCCAAGTTCTTCCGATACCGATACTTGGAAGAAACACGCAAAGGATTCGACGTTCTCAGCGGCAAGAAGCCTCTGCGCTACGGACAGCCCAGCAACACGATCAACGAGGTATATCTGCCGCCGTTCATTCCCTGGAAGGACTACTTGGCGAGCAGTGCTCCGCTGTTGATCACGGAGGGCGAGCTGAAGGCGGCATGCGCCACGGCACTGGGTATCCCGACAATGGGTCTCGGCGGAGTGTGGTGCTTCATGAACAGCAAACACAACCTCCCGCTCCTGCCGCTGTTCGATACAATCTCCTGGGAAAAGCGTCTCGTGGGAATCTGCTACGACAGTGACGCGGTTACCAACTCCGACGTCGTGCGAGCCGAGAACATACTGGCGAAACGCTTGACGGACCTTGGAGCGGTTGTACAGATTGTCCGTCTGCCACCGGAGGAGGACGGCACGAAAGTAGGGCTGGACGACTATCTAGTCGCGCACGGACCGCAGAAGTTCATGTCGGAGATTCTCGCCAGTGCATTCGACTTCGTGCCGTGCGCAGCCCTCCACGCGCTCAGCGAACGAGTGGTGTATGTCCGCAATCCAGGCCTCGTCTACAGTCATGAGCACGACATGCGTATGGCACCAGCCGCATTTATTCAGCACGCCTATGCGCATGTGCTCCACAAGGAGCAAACGACCGACGCGCAGGGGAATGTGAAGATGAAGGATGTGCAGACGGCGGTGGCGTGGATGAAATGGCCGAAGCGCGCAGAGCTCAGAGGGATGACGTATGCTCCAGGCCAGCCACGCACGACGGAGCGGAATGAGCTGAACACGTGGAAAGGGTGGGGAGTCAAGCAGGCCGTCAAGGGAGACGTTGGGCCGTGGAAGGAGTTGCTGGACCACCTGTTCGGGAAGGGTGCGAATCCAGCGCGGGAGTGGTTTGAACGGTGGTGCGCCTATCCGATACAACACCCTGGAACGAAGATGGCGAGTGCAGCGGTGATGTGGGGAGTCACACACGGCAGTGGGAAGACGTTGGTTGGGCACACGTTGATGAAGCTGTACGGGGTGAACAGCACGGAGGTCAAGGACGCGGACCTGGAGGATGCGCGGTTCGAGTGGGCAGAGGACAAGCAATTTGTACTCGCTGACGACGTCACAGGGCACGACAACAGGAAGCTGTCGAGGCGGTTCATGACGATGATCACCCAGAAGCAAATCCGCCTGAACATCAAGTATGTGCCCAGCTACACAATCCCAGACTGTATCAACTACTATTTCACCAGCAACGACCCAGACGCCTTCTTCATGGACGACGAGGATCGGCGGTTCTTCATCTGGGAGGTGTTGGCCGGGAAGCTGCCGGTGGAGCTGCGCAAGCGCTTTGTGGCGTGGCGGGAGAGTACGGAGGGACAGGAAGCGCTGATGTACTATATGTCCAACCTTCCGCTCGGCGACTTCGACCCGCAGGCCGAGGCAATGCAGACCAGCGCCAAGAAGGAGATGACGCGCATCAGCAAGAGCGAGCTTGGCGTGTGGGTGAGCAACCTCAAGGAATCGCCAGAGACCTTCCTGAATGGAAAGCTGAAAGGTGATCTGTTCACGGCGGAGGAGCTGCACGCGTTGTACGACCCGCTCGGCGACAAGAGGGCGACGCCCAACGCGATGGCGCGGGAGCTCAAGCGTGCAGGGTTCAAGGCTCCGGCCACCGGCAGTCCGCTGAACATTGGAACGGGCATGCGGCGAGCCTATGCGATCAAGAACCCAGACTATTGGAAGGCGGCCACGTGGGGCAAGGCGGTGGAGCACTATGTGGAGAGCAGGAAGATCACACTGTTGAAAACGAAGTATTGACGTCGTCAGAAGGAGCTACTGATGAAGACAAGAGCAATCGCCTGTTTTGTTGTAACCGTGAAGACCCTGTCCGTGAGGGTGCGCGTCCTGCCGTCGGCGGTGGACGTTGATGCGGAATGCAGAGTCAAAGAAGGCCGACGCAAGAGGGGAGAGCCGACAGCGCGGGCATTCTTCGCCCCACGAAGGAGCGGGAGGGGATGCGTCGGCACAATCGTACTTCCGGCGGACGGCAACCTTGCCGAGTTGGTCCCGCACGAATCCGTTCACGCCGTCATGCAGTATCTTGGTGCGGTGGAACGAGAACGAGATGAGTCCCTGGCGACGTTGGTTGGGTTGCTCTCTGAGAAGATACTTGCACAGATCCACAGAAGGAGCGGACGGTGAGCGGCCCGAAGTACAACAAGGCATACAAGAACGTGGTGGCGCAGGTGCAGGACGCGCCGCACTATTTCGCAATGCTCGGCGTCTCCGTCCGCAGCACCGAGAACGAGCTCAGAGCGGCGCGGAAGGCGCTGGCAACCTACCTACACCCTGATGTGAACGGAGACCCGCTCGCGACCGCTCTGATGAGCGAGGTGAATGCCGCGCACGCCACGCTCCAGGACAAAGTGCTGCGCACGCGGTATATGGGCACGTTGTCGCAGAAGCCGTGCGGTGCGTGCGAGGGAGACGGTGTGCTGAAGAAGCAGAGAGGATTCAGCGCCGTCACGAAGGTGGTGTGTCCAACTTGCAAAGGGAGTGGAAGAGCATGAGACCCAAAGTTCTGAATAAGTACAAGAATCCGATTCCATCAGGCATGGTCTACATAGGGAGACCCAGCAAGTGGGGCAACCCGTTCGTAATTGGGCGCGACGGCGATCGGGAGACGGTGATTGCGAAGTACAAGGTGTGGTTGGAAACGCAACCAAACTTGACAGACGCGGCCAGGAGGGAGCTTGGCGGCAAGAACCTCGTGTGCTTCTGCGCACCGCTCCCGTGTCACGGCGACGTCCTCCTGGAGATTGCAAACGGTCCAGCGCCAACCGTGGAGGAAGTGCTGCGCCACAAAGCCGAGTCGTGTGATGGATAGGCATTGGGGATGCCACAGCCAGCCGCGCAAGGACGGATTCTACGTGCGCACGCTGCAGTTCCCGCACGACGGCAAGGGTGCGCCGCGCGACGGATGGGAGTGGATGAAGGACACAGGCTCCAAAGAATGCCAATACCGCAAGGCCACGCCCAACGATCCACGTTGCGAAGGATGCACGTCGCCATGAGCAACTTACGCAGAGATTGGGGAGAGTTGATGGCCGGACATGATGACGTTGTCCTGGATGTATTCCTCATGTCGGTGCGCCCGCGCAAGGCTGTGCAGGCCGCAGAGGTGCCGAAGGAGCTGCTGGCGCCATTCCTCATGCTGGCCGCGGAGGAGCCACGGGTGGTGGACGACTTTGGAGAGCTGGTGGAGAAGATGGAAGGTTCCTTTCCTCCGCCGTTTTGGATATTCACGTGGCACGCCAGCGTGTGTTGTCTCAAATACCGCAGAGGCGAGCAACTGTCTCTGGGGTTGTCGCAGGAGAACGCCGAGCGGATACGCAAAGCAGCCGAAGCCTGGCGATAGCAGGAGATTTTACTTCTGGAAGACAACGCAGTACAGTTCGCTTTCCAGTTCCGTAGCACCCTAGTCCAAGTCCTAGTTTCGTTGTACAACCTGAAGGAGCTAATCATGAAGAAGCAAGTCCCGCCTGTCGCTGCCGCGACGAAGGCACCCTCTACGCTGAAGAAGACAGCAGCGCAGATTGGCGCAAGTCTCGCCAAAACAACCACCGCACCTCCCAAGAAGAAAGAAGTCGTGTTCAAACCGCCGAAGGACTTGGCCGTTTGCGCAGACCTACTATACACCACGCAGCGCGAGCGCGCAGAGCTGACACGGCTGGTCGAAGCGTTGGCGTCCAAGGAGCACGTGCTGCGCGAGCACATCATCAACACCCTTCCCAAGTCTAGCTCCGGCGTCTCCGGCAAGCTGGCGCGCATCAGCATCGAGCTGAAGACCACGATCAAGATGGTGGACTGGGATGCGTATTACACCAACGTGGTCAAGGAGTTCAAGAAGGAGGGTGTCGCCGCATTCGCCTTCTTGCAAAAGCGTGTCGGCGAATCGATTGTCAAGGAGCGGTGGGCGGCTGGGAAGAAAGTTCCAGGCGTTGAGCCGCTCAAAATACCCGTTGTATCCGTCAACAAAGTCTAAGGAGAAGTCACCATGGCCGCAAAGAAATCAGCAGCACCGGCGAGCAAGCCTGCCGCGAAGAAACCGGGAACCGCCGTCACCCTGTGGGAACAGCAGATGGCCGCAGCCGCCACGAAGCAAGCTGCCCAGAACACGCCGGGAGGCTCCTTCAAGAGCGTGTCGCTGAAGGGTGGCATCCTGTCGGTCGACGACACACCGCTCGAGGACAACGAGCTGCGCTGTATCATCGTCGTCGGTATCCCCGAGAACCAGCACTACGAGGAAGCCTACAACCCCAACGTGCCGAGCGTGCCCAGCTGTTACGCATTCGGCAATCCGGACCTGGACGACCCGACGGAGGGCATGGCCCCTCACGAGAAGAGCAAGGAGCCGCAACACCCCACGTGCGAAGGCTGCTGGGCCAACGAGATGGGCAGTGCGGATACCGGACGCGGCAAGGCATGCGGCAACGTGGCGCGACTGCTGCTGATCACCGAGGACACGTTGGAATCCGGTGAGACGCTGGAAGAGGCGGAGGCGCGCAGTCTGAAGGTGCCGGTCATGAGCGTCAACAATTTCAAGAAGTACGTCAACAAGCTACGCGACGACTTCAGCCGTCCCACGTGGGGCGTGATCACCAAGATCAAGGTTGTGCCGGACGCCAAGTCGCAGTTCCGTGTCCTGTTCAGCTTCGAGGAGCTGATTGACTTCGACGAGGAGACCTTCCCGGCGATGCAAAAGAAGCTGCAGGAGCTGACCCGCGAGATCGTGGCACCCTACCCTGACTTGGCCGAGCAGGAAGCTCCTCCGCCGCGTCGCGGCAAGCCTGCACCAGCAGCGAAGAAGCCTGCTGCGAAGGGCAAGCAGAAGTTCTGATCAACCGAGCACGAAGGCAGGGTGGGTTCCAGTGTGTCCAGTGAACGCACCCTCACCCTGTCCGGAGTGCAATATGGGAGCTACTTACATGGAATCGCAAATAGCGTGTCCGAAGTGCGGACACAAGTTCGAGCTGACGGGAGCGCTCGCAGGGCCATTGGTGGCAGCTGCGGTGGAGAAGGCACGGAAGGACGCAGAAGCGTTGGCCGTCACGCAGATGGCGGAGTTTGCCGAGCGTGCATTGGACGACGCGAAGGCGCAAGCTGCAGGTGTTATCGAGGAAGAGCGTCACCGCAACGCTAGTCTGGTACGACAAGTCGAGTCAGCTGGAGCAGCGCTCGCAGCCAACGAACGTAAGCTGGCGGAAGCCCAAGCAGCGCAGGCCGAAGCGCTGCGCAAGGGTCGTGAGTTGGACGACGCACGACGCGAGCTGGAGCTGACAGTAGAGAAGCGGACGGCGGACGGCTTGGCGGAAGCGCGTAGACAGGCTGAGCTTGCGGCCGACGGCAGGGCAGCGCAGAAGTTGGCAGAGCGCGAGGAGACAATCGCCTCCATGCAGCGCACGGTCGAGGAGCTGCGCCGCAAGGCTGAACAAGGATCGCAACAGCTCCAAGGTGAAGTGCAAGAGTTGGCGCTGGAAACAGCTCTGCGGACGGCGTTTCCGGCGGACAGCATCGAGCCGGTGGGCAAGGGCGTGCAGGGTGGCGATTGCTTGCAGGTCGTCGCCGGTGGACAAGGGCGCATTCTGTGGGAATCCAAGGTCACGAAGGCGTGGTCCCCTGGATGGCTCGCCAAGCTGCGAGACGACGCACGAGCCGCCAGTGCAGAGCTGATGGTGATTGTTTCCACCGCCTTGCCGAAGGGTATGGAAGGCGAATTCAACTTGGTGGAAGGTGTGTGGGTGTGCGCTCCTCGTCACGCCGTGAGCCTTGCCGCAGCGCTGCGCCAGGGTGTGGTCGAAGCGGCGCAGGCGCGTGCAGCTGGGCAAGGTCTGGAGACGAAGGCAGGCTTGACCTACGGATACTTGACCGGACCGAAGTTCAAGAGCCGCGTGTCTGCAATTGTCGAGGCATTCACCACGATGCGTGAAGACCTGGAAGCGGAGCGACGGTCAATCCAGAAGCAATGGGCCAAACGGGAGGCGCAGATCGAGCGTGTGTTGCAAGGAACAGTCGGCATGTACGGCGACCTACAAGCAGTGGCTGGGCGCAGCTTGTCGGAAGTGGAAGGCTTGGAGCTGTTATCATGACCTTCAAATACATGAAAGCGCCAAGTGAGTCCGTCAAGCTCGAGGACGTTCGCGTGCCGATCTGGGCGTCTTACAAGCTGGACGGATACCGCGCCTCGCACCACGGCGACACGGTCCTCAGCAAGTCGCTGCAGGTGTTCCGCAACGCGCACGTGCAGAGACTGTATGCCAACCCTGCGCTGGCGAATCTGGACGGTGAGCTGATCGTTGGCGAACCTTATGGCGAGGACGTGATCAGGCGCACGAACAGCGGTCTGACCAGAGCGGAGGGCACCCCAGACGTCACGTGGTGGGTGTTCGATGACTTTACCAACCCCACGTTGCCGTTTCACATCCGCCACAGCGCGGCGAAGGCTCGGGTGAAGGCTCTGGGCCTACCGCACGTCAAGCTGCTGACGCACAAAGCGCTCAAGACCATCCAGGAGCTGGTCGACCTGGAACAGCACGCAATCGACAAAGGGTATGAAGGACTCATGCTGCGCGACCCTGACGGTCCCTACAAGTTTGGGGACGCCACGCACCGCGAAGGGTGGATGTTCAAGTTCAAGCGCTTCACAGACGCAGAGGCGGTTGTCTACGCTGTTGAAGAGGGCAACGTCAACGGCAACGAGAAGAAGGAGGACGGCACGCGGCGCACCCTGAAGGCAGGGATGACGCCGAGCGGGATGGTCGGTACGTTGCTGTGCAAGGACTTGGAGACAGGGGCGAAGATCCGTGTTGCGCCTGGAAAGCTGACGCACGCAGAACGCCAGCTGCCTTGTACATTCCTTGGGCAGATCATCACCTATCGCGTATTCCCAACAGGCACGATCAACGCGCCACGGTTTCCACGGTTCCACGCATTCAGACCTAGGAGTGATATTGCATGAAGGCACCTCTCGTTGCTTGTATTGACTTTGAGACGTTTCCAATAGCCAAGCGTCCTGCCTACCCACCTGTCCCGGTGGGTGTTTCCATTCAGGAGCCTGGAGAAAAGAAGGCTCGCTATCTGGCATGGGGACACCCCACGGAGAACAATTGCTCCAAGGCCGACGCTGTGCGCCAGCTCAAGAAGGTCTGGACCGGAGCGCATCCGCTGCTGTTCCACCATTCCAAGTTCGACGTTGACGTTGGGCAGACGCACTTGGGGATGCCCGCTGTCGAACCGATGCGGTGCCACGACACGCTGTTCCTCGTCTTCCTGAGCGACCCGCACGCGCCGTCATTCAGCCTGAAGCCGAGCGCTGAGCGGCTGCTGAATCTACCGCCGACGGAGCAGCAGGATCTTGCGAGGTGGCTGATTGCCAACCAAGTGCAGCTCAAGGCGCAGGGGCTGCTCCCGGAAGGCGAGAAGATCATGCTGAGCAACTTCGGCAAGTGGATCGCACTCGGCCCAGGGAAGCTGGTGGGCAAGTACGCCGACGGCGACGTCCTGCGGACTCTCAAGCTTTTCAAGCTGCTGTACCCACAGATCTGCGACCGTGGCATGCGCGAGGCGTATGAACGGGAGCTCAAGCTGATGCCCATCCTGCTGGAGAACGAACGGGTGGGGATGCGGTGCGACCTGCGGCGGATGGAGAAGGATGTCGCTGGATACAACACCTCAATCGCCACTGCCGAGCAATGGTTGCGCAAGACGCTGAAAGCTCCAGAGCTGGACTTCGAGAAGGACCGAGAGGTGGCGGAGGCGCTGGACAAGCAGGGTATCGTGACGGAGTGGACCACCACGAAGACAGGCCAGCGCAGCGTCAGCAAGAAGAACATGACGACGGATATGTTCAGCAACGCCAAGGTGGCCAACGTCCTGGGATACCGCAACCGGCTGTTCACGTGCTTGTCCATGTACTACAAGAACTGGCTGCGGATGGCACGGGAGACGAACGGCACAATCTACACGGAGTGGAACCAAGTGCGGCAGTCCCACGGTTCCAGCGAGAAGGGAGCGCGCACAGGACGGTTGTCTGCCAGCTTGGTGATGAACGTGCCGAAGACTTGGGACGACAAGAACGACGGCTATACTCACCCAACCTTCCTGGAAGTGCCGGAGCTGCCGCAGATGCGCCGATACGTGCTGCCTGACGCCAAGGACCATTGGTTCGGCAGGCGCGACTTTTCACAACAAGAGGTGCGAGCGCTGGCGCATTTTGAGGACGGCTTGCTGTTGCAGGCATACTTGGACAACCCAAAGCTGGATGTGCATAAGTTCGTACAGGAGCAAATACAAGACTTGCTCGGAATCAAGGTGGCGCGCACTCCTGTCAAAAATCTCAACTTTGGATTCATATATTCCCAAGGTATAAACAGCATGGCCGAAGCGCTTAACATGCCTTCGTCAGAAGTGCAGCAATTGCGTAATGCGCAGATGCACGTACTGCCTGGGCTGAAGGTGCTGAATACTACGCTAAAACGCAGAGCACATGCAGGAGAAGCGTTGCGTACGTGGGGTGGTCGTGAATACTATTGTGAACCGCCGGCATTCAGCAAGAAGTTCAACAAGCAGATGACGTTTGAGTACAAAATGCTGAACGTGCTTGTGCAAGGTTCTTGCGCGGACTTGACCAAGGAGGCCATTCTCAGGTATCACGCGCTGCCTGTACGAGAAGGGAGGATGATTTGTACGGTCCATGATGAGATAGACATCAGCGCTCCGAAGGGAGCATTCAAGGAGGAGATGCTCAGGTTGCGAGAGGTGATGTTGTCTTTGGAATTGGACTTGCCGTTGTTGAGCGACGCAGAATATGGCCCAAACTGGGCCGAGCTGAAGGACTTGAGAGAGCCTGAAGCTGAGTTGACGCGGTGGGGTATCGGCGCAGGTTGGTCGAAATGAGTATCGGTCATTACGTCTACTCACACTGCACTCCAGACGGAGTTCCGTTTTATGTGGGAAAGGGTACAGGCCCCAGAAGCCATGCGCTCACAGTCAGCCGTAACAAAGAGCATCAAGCTATTGTCGCAAAATACGGCGTAGGCAACATACAAGTATTTGTCAGCCCTATGATGTCTGAGTATGCAGCGCTGCAGTATGAGAAGTGGTTGATCTTACATCTTCGGACGCAAGGAATTGCTCTAGTCAATCAAACGGCAGGTGGGCAAGGCAGCAGCGGATACAGGCACACCTCGGAATCTAAGCAAAAGCTATCCGCCATGCACAAAGGCAAGAAGATATCAACAGCTCACAAGAAAGCAATTTCTACCGCAGCCTCGAGCTACTCAGCGTTGCCAGAAGTGCGCGCTGCACGGGTTGAAAGAATGAAGGAGTTGAACCAGAGATGGTGGGCGGATACAGACTACAGAGCTAAGAAGACAGAAGAAGCACGCATAAGACAAGTTCATCTCAATAGAAGCCTACCTCGTATCAACGGCAAGAACACCTCACCTCAAAGGAGCGGATGACATGGCTACAAAACGCATCAAGCAATTCACCTCGTGGAGCTTCAGCCGGTGGCGTGACTTCAAGAAGTGTCCAGCGTATTCTTCATGGAAATACCTGGAGAAGCTGTCCGACGGCGGCACGAATGCGGCCATGGAGCGCGGCACGCAGATCCACAAGCTCGCCGAGGACCACACCAACGGCAAGCTGAAGCGTTTGCCCAAGGAGCTGGGGCTGTTCAAGGAGGACTTCACGCGGCTGCGGAAATACAAGGCGCAGGCAGAGGACTCCTGGACGTTCGACGCAGCGTGGGGTGAGTGCGCGTGGAACGACTGGAACAACGCGTGGTTGCGGGTGAAGGTGGATGCGTTCTACACAGACCCGAAGACCATGACGATGTACGTGATCGACCACAAGACTGGCTCGCTGCGTATGCAGAAGGAAGAGGAGTACCGGCTGCAGCTTGAGCTGACGACCGTGGCCGCGTTCAAGCGCTTCCCCGAGATCGAGCAGGTGGCGTCGCAGCTGTGGTATATCGACGAAGGTGTGATATACCCAGAGGAAGCAGAGCCGGTGGGCCGCGATCAGGAGGCCAAGCTGACGAAGGTGTGGGAGAAGCACGCAGCCCAGATGCTCAACGCGACGTCCTTCCCAATGAAGCCCAACGACGAGTGTAGGTGGTGCGACTTCCGCGCCAGCAAGGGAGGTCCGTGCAGGCACGGTTGATATTGAGATGGTCCGCTCGAAATACCGCGTGAGCAAGCTCGAGACACAAATCGAGGAGGACGCAGCCGCGAGGGTGCTGGCGTGGTTCGCGGTGTTCTCCATCAAGCTGAAGAAGACAAACGAAACAGGATACCCGGATAGGCTGTACCTGCTTCCTGGCGGCAGTCCGTTGTTTGTCGAATACAAACGGCCTGGAGAGGAACCGAGGAAGAAGCAGGCGTTGATCCACCAGCGCCTTGCGCATTTTGGGTATGCCGTTGAGACCCACACCAGCGTGGAAGAGACAATGAAGTCTATTGCAGAGAGGTTGCCCGATGAGTGAGACCTGGAATCCAGCGCCGTACCAACTGAAGGCTGTGCAGTGGCTCCTGGAGCGCTCCGCAGCCGCTTTGTTTCTCGACCCAGGCCTGCGCAAGACGTCCTGCACGTATGCCGCTCTGAAAGTATTGAAAAACGAAGGGCTGTTGGACGGCGCGGTGATCGTTGCCCCTCTGCGCCCTGCTCAGATGGTCTGGCCTGCTGAACAGAAGAAGTGGACGGAGTTCGGCGACCTGGACGTTGTGCTGCTGCACGGCCCAAGGAAGGACAAGCTGGTCGCCGAGAAGCACGACGTGTATGTGGTGAATTACGAAGGGCTGGCGTGGCTGACCGGCAAGAAGCACCTGCGCGCTCTGCTGAAGAACAAGTGGGTGGACACGCTGGTGTTCGACGAGCTGTCGAAGATGAAGCATACACGGACGGCGCGGTTCAAGACAATCGCTCCGTGGCTCCCCAAGTTCCGCCGCAGGTGGGGTCTGACGGGATCACCCGCCGCCAACGGACTGATGAACCTGTTTGGCGAGGTGCAGGCGTTGGATCTCGGCGCTGCGTTCGGACCGTACATCACCTACTTCCGCGCACGCTACTTCCTGCCGGTGGGCGACTACGATTGGCGAATCCAACCGGGAGCTGAGCAGCTGATCTATGACCGGATCAAGCCGCTGGCCTTGCGCATGGACGCTTCAGACTACCTGCAGCTGCCCAAGCTCCTGCCGCCGACGGTGATCAAGTATGACCTGCCGAGCGCTGCGCGC